GTACAAAGCCTAGTCTATATATACAAAAGTACACAAAAGTTACATACACACTGGTATCCATATATACACACCGATTTTGCTATCCCGTAGGTCCCAGATCGAGAACTGGGCGAGTAGATAAGCTCTACTCCAGGCTTACGATTTCTTCGTCCTCTTCAAGTTCTTCGCCAAGATACTTGTGTCTCCAATGGTTGACTCGCTTGTCATAGGAAACATTGAGGGCAGGGCACAAATGTTCGATTTCACACTTCTGCGCAACTTGTTGGAGCTTACTCCTACGATCTTCAAATACATCACGACCATAGTAAAACCAATCATGCAAAGAACTTTCAATGTTCTGAGCGCTATGTTCTGGTAGAGTAAGTTCCTTTGAAAGCAAATGTGCATGAAGACGTTTGAAAATAGAATCTTCTGAAAGAAGTCCCACTTTCTGTCCAAGATCTTCATTAAATACACACTTACGTTTCAAGAAGTCCACATCATTTTCAGTCATATAATGTGTTGGCGTTGACTCCTTATCAGGCATGGTGAATTTCATATCATGTTCTGCCAACCAGTCAGCATAAGTGATATGAGTAAACTTTGAACATGATTCATCAACAGTTCCAATGACATCATCTCCGTATGTTAGAAAAGCACAGTTCTCTTTAAAATCCTTTTCAGGATAAATTGAAAAGAAACAGCTCCTCAATAACAGAGAATTAACCATAGAATTAATGATAACTGTAAGGTTTTGTCCCGAAGGATTAGTACCAAACAATTGAATCAAGTCACCGTTATAAGCCATTACCGGATACACAACTTCATGCACAATCATCTTCATCAAATGGATGTCTTCATCAGTGTAACCGTCACATTTCTCTGCAATGTCAATCAAAATATCAAAAGCAGCAATTGTGACCTGAGCAGGCATTCGCACATCGTATTTGCTATAATCTCCGGCTAAAACACGATCTTTACCTTTGCTCATGGCGGCTTCCCAAAGTTCTTCCCATTCCAATCCTTCTGCGTTGACACCAACAGCGCATTCATACAGAATTGGATTCATCTGAATAATTCGAACAATTGGAAGGAAGTACATCCTAATCAACAACTGCAAAACTAGTGGAGCGCTTTGAAACACTCTCACTTTATCTTTTGTCAACTTGGTTGCTTCGTCCTTCAAACATGATTTCCAAACCATGTAACATCGTTTTCCACCTC